ACTCCGTCTAATCTTTGATACTCTGCATCGCTGACTGTTCCATCTGCAATTTTAGCCGCACCAATGCTGTTTACTCCAATGGTAATTGTTCCAGAAGAAGTAACAGGTGTACTGGCAATTGTAAATTCTGATGATCCAGCGTCTCCTAAACCTACTGAAGTTACTGTTCCAACATTTTGAGGTGTAATTTTTGTAAATGTAATTGAACTTGTATCTAATGTTGCATCGCTATCTGTAGTACAAAGCCAAAGAGTATTATCGTTAGATGTTCCTTGATTAATAACAACCATCTGTCCTGATATTTCATCAATGGTATTATATTCTGTAGATCTACTTGCAGCACCTGATGCTACAACTGTATAAATTCCATTTTGACTACCAGTAGATTGATCTTTAAGTAAAACCTGATCTCCTGTAGCAAGTGTAACTCCATCAACGGTATCTCCATTTTCAAGAGCTGATGCAATGGTTACATTAGCAGTTGATGCTGCTTCGCAAATAATTCTTGTTCTAAGCCCTGCAACAGCATTGTCTACATAAGTTGTAGCTGCTTTTGTGTCCATTTGTGTTTGGACATTTGAGCTAACACCATCTAAATATTCTAATTCTGTTTTTGTTATATCCGATACTGCAATTTTTTGAGAGGCATTAGAAACTACAGCTCTACTAGCAGTTAAACTTTCTGTATCAATTGTTGTAGCTGATCCAGTTATTGTTGCTTGTTTAGCGTCTAATTGTGTTTGAACAGCAGATGTTACTCCATTTAAATAATCATATTCTGTTGTAGAAACATTCCCACCGCCAATCTTAGCGGCATTAATTCCTGTAGGTATTGAATCATTGGTGCTAGTTATAATTCCTACATAAACAGAGGTAATGGCTTCATCGGATAATGATCCGCTATCCCATGTTACGTTGACTGTGGTATTGGTTGAAAAGGATGTGCTGGAAACAGTTCCATAAATTGTGCCTGGTGATGATGCAACTAATTTAATTCTTCTGTTTGCATGATAGACGGATGTAACATTCACTCCGTCAATAGTAAAAGCTGTGGCAGAAACATAAGTCGCAGTATAGGTTCCTGCACCGTCTCCATATTCTACCCATTGTCCGTCATTATACCATTGTCTAATGTCCGCCATCACATCTCTGAAGGCGTTATTAATATTTGATGGTAGCATACCCTCTGCAACAGATACTGAGTTTGTTCCTGTTGTTGAGTTGCTTGCTGCTGTTGTGTTGTATTTACCTATATATGTTCCTGACATAATTCTCCTTAATTCATAAACCAGTTAAATGCTTTGTTGTTTTCTGTATTATTTTTATTGACCAAAGTATTAACCGCTTCTTCTAATTGTCTTTGAAAATATTCCTGCGTTTCAAAGGAATATCTAACATTGTCTATATCAATTTTATCACTCATCTTGTTCCTGCCCTTGTTGCCGAAATATCCACCCCTTGTGCATGATCGTATGTTGTTCCTGATGCTATTTTAACATTAGCCCTAATGTATCTTCCGGATTGTCTTACTGGATTAATACCGCTTGTAACTGTAGACGCTGAAGAAGATTCTGTAGCCGTATCCTGCAGTCGTTCCCTTGTTTTAACTGTAACGGTTGATGATGCATTGATAAGAGGTCTAACGCCAAGTATGTTGGCTCTTAAACCTGGAAAGGGTTCCAGTTCATCGGTTTCTATTTCCGATTCATTTGAATTTCCAGAAAAGATCGCAGCGTTATAATCTGAATCTACTGCTCCTAAAAACATTTGTCCGCCACTCCAATAATCTGTATCTAGTGCGGCTCCTATATTTTCTAAATTTTCAGAAATAATATCCATAAGCTCTACAGTGTAGGCTCCTACAAACTGTGAAAATATTGAACTGGCACTAGCTTCTGCCAATGACCATTTTTGCGTAACATAATTATAAATAATTATTTTATCACAAATCCCTGTTGTGTTGGATGTGTTTGCTGTGCTTGGAAATAACCACATCGCTAACTGATTAAATGGATCTACGGCTGCACAAATTCTATCTGAAAATCCTTTATTAAGGTTAAGATCAAAATATCGATTCACCTTTTCAGAACCAATGGGTAAAATCTGATCTCCGTTAATTTGATAAAAACCATCGTCTGCATAAAAGAATATTTGCCTATTATCCTGACAAACGGTTCTTCCATACATCGCACCTCTATTGGGAGATATAACTGAAAGTCTAAATACCGTATTGCCACCCACATAGTCCATACGAATGATTTGGTTTTGCCTAAATACATAACCTACTTCGCCTGACGTTATGGCTACCACCTGTCCACCTGAACCTGGTAAATCTTGACTATCCGATTGACTTACTCCTGATGTCCACTCGGTCAAATCATTAATGCCTGACCATTGTATTCTGTTTGTTGCACCTGAAATATTTCCAGCTACCAAAAAATCCCTAACCACTCCTGAAACCCTGAATACAGGATTGCCGGTTGCTATATCGCTTAGGTCTGCAAAGACAGATGATGTTCCCATTAAATAATACTGGGGAGCATCTACTCCGTTGCTTGCAATTATATATTCTCCAAATTGTGTGAAGGTAATAAAATCTGTTGTTGTTCCTGATAATGGAGAACCACCTGTAAAATCGGTAACGGCAAGCCTGGTATCATCAGAAGAAGTAACATCAAGGTTATCGTTGCCTACTGTTGCCCTTGTAGCCGTAACTACGTTTGATGCTGGGTTGGCTGCTGAAAAATCGGCATGAGCATTAATACAGTTATAAATATTATCTGCCGTAGTATCATTATTAGTTTCAGTTTTAAATTCATCTGTTCCAGCAGTTCCTGTTGTAGAAGTAAATGTAACTGCTGTTCCAGCATGAGTTGTTAGAACAATAGTTGAACCATTTGCTATGTTTGCATAGTCGGTAACTGTAATGGTACAGGTTGCGTAAGAATTATTTAATAGTTTTCCGGCTGCACCAAGATCAGTAAATGTTCCTGATGATAGGGAATAAAGCGTATCTTTGGTTGCCACAAAGTTAAAAACGGTATTGGAATTATCCCTGAACGAAGCTGCTCCCCTTGAATCTTTAACGCAAGTATTGGAGCTATAATTCACCAGGGAAGGAAATCGTTTATAGGTATTGGCTGCATGATAAACATTGGTTGCAACATTGGCTCCCCTTTTATTATGATCCGGTTGATCCGGAAGCCATTCTCCAAAAGGTATCTGCATTCAATCTCCTAATTGTTGCTTGTCGCAGTGCTTGTATAACGACTGCCAAATGGCGATGCCACTGTATCTTCGGACCGGACTTGCAAGGGAGAACCAGAGAACTGATCTTCCCTGTCGTTTCTTTCCAGTCTTTCAAGTGCAGTAGTATACATTTGCTGCCATTGCTGAACCTGTCCAGGCTCAATGCCTCCTATAAAATTTGCCGCTTGGTATAAATAACCGTACAGATAAATTGGAGGATGGCTTTCTAAAATATAATTCGTTGTGTTGTTGCTGGATAAAGCGTCAAAGGTTTTATAATAATTAATAATGCCAGAATATCCGGTGTCCGGTCTTGGTGAAAATCTGAATGTTTCTCCCAAGATGGTAAAGAGCTGCGGAGTTCCGGTTGTTGAAGTTCCTTTGATCTGATCCATGTGTGCAGGCGTTGTAAATCTTAAAGAATATTTTGTTGCACCTGACTTAATATAAAAATCCCTGACCTGTAAAAACCCTGTCGGCAAATCTATCGCTTCCTGGTCCACATTAAGTGTGGTCTGGGTAATCATTTTCCTAATTCTAAGTTTATTGTTAAAATCAGATTCTGTTAAAACAATAAAATCCTCCGCTATTTCGGAAGTTAAATCGGAACGGTTAAGCCAGTTGGCTATTGCCGTTTTTAAAGTTGAATAAGATGTTAAAGCCATAATAATCCTTTATGCACAGGCAACAAATAATTCTAAATCGCAAGCTGCGGTATTTGCCAATGCAGTAATATTAACAAGGTCGCCCAATGAAAGTGTCAGACCTGTTCCGTCAATTCCATCCATTGTGTCAACCACTCCACCTGACATGTCTGCGTTGTAGATAAAGGACTGCCCTTTATCCAGCTTCACTGCAAACTCGTCATCGTTTTCATTTTTAAATGTCAAGGTAACATGGTTGGTGTCGTCAAGATTGGTTAGCCTGATATACCTTACATCGCTTTCAATAAAAGTTCCTGACGCATTAGCGGTACTCATTGCCAAAACTTCTATTTCAGATGTCGGTACGGTAATAATTCTTTTTGATACTTCGTTGATAGATGCAACAGACAGGGTATGCTTAGATCCCTGATCTTTGCCGTTAAGATTGATTGCCTCTGTTAAAGTAACCGTTAAGGTTGCCGATGTAATTGTTGATGCCATATTT